TCCCCCACCAGTTAGGTTGCTGCTTTGTGCTGCTGGTATAGAAATAACAGTCTCAGTATATTGACTTATAGGTCCAGACCAGTTAGCAATTCTAATAGTATAGGTGGCACCTTCTGTCAAACCAGTTAACTGGATAGACTCTGGCGCACCATCTGTATTATATGTTCCACCAGCATAAGGATTTTCTGCGTCTGGATCATCTGTTATTACCTGATAAAACCAAGTATTTGCTGTATAACCTGTTGGTAGTTCAGGAACAATCGTTACTGTAGTTCCTTCAACAATTGGTTCTGCAAGTATTGGTGCAGGTGTAGGAATAGTATTGTTAATAGTATTAGTTAATGTTGTTGCTCTTGTATTTAATGTGGTTTGTAAACTTGTTTTAGTGGATACCGCTGAGTTTACGGTATTGTTTAATGAATTTATATTTGATTGCAATGTAGAAAGAGCAGAATTATTTATAGCATTTTGAGCAACAACTGGGCTGATACTTGAGTTTAATTCAAATATAGTTGCATTTGCAGCATCAACTGCTGCTTGAACAGAAGCATTATTTGGATCTGCTGTAGGAGTAAAATCTGGACCCTGACTAATCTGTCCATTAAATCCAGTTCCAGCATTTGTATCAATAATATCTGTTACAACACCATTTGTTGTTTCTCTGTAATTAAATCTAGCACCACCTGGAATTGGTCCTATAGCAGAAACATCTGCTTTCCATGCACCATTTGTTGGATTTACATCAGCATTAAATCTAACCTGAACCATTTGTGTAGAAGCATCTTGTTGTGGAAATGGTCTAAGGTCCCACGCAATATCTAATGAAGAACCTGTTGTTGCATATGTGATTCCAGTTCCTGTACTCCATGTAGTCCAGTCCCATCCTGCTATAGATATAGACGGAGCATTTGGAGTTGCCCAATAATTAGATCCTTCGTTAGTACCAAATGTTATAGTTGAATTAGAACCAACAAATACGTTATTGTATAAAGTTCCACCCATTAATAAATTAAATGGTAAATCCATACGAACACCAGCATCATCTACTCCAGCCAAAACATTTGTGCTTGTTCCAATGGTTGCCTGTAAAGCGTTTACTGCATTTTGGGCATTATCAATTGCAATATTTGCTTGAGTTAGTTCTGTTTGTGCTGTGGCTTGTGCTGTAACTGCTTCTGACCTTGCTGTAGTTAATTGAGATATTTCTGTTTGAGCGGTAGTTACATTAATATTATTTATAGCAGTTTGAGCATCAATAACTGTATCTTTAGCATCTTGAACTACCTGAGAACTTTGATCTACTTGTGTAACAGTTGTATCAATAGCATTGATATCGTTAATGGCTGTCTGAACATTATTTACCTCTGCTTGTGCTGTTGAAACTGACGTAGACAAACCAGATGTTGCGGTTTGGGCTGAAGATAGTTCTTCCTGTGCTTGCGTTATTTCAGTTGTAGCACCTGTTGTGGCATCTATAGCCTCTTGAACGGCTGTAGTGGCTCCTGCAATGGCTGTGTTAACTGCCTGTTGAGCAGGACTTACAACAACTTGCTCTTGATTTTCTGTAGCCCCAGCATGGTCTGGTGCCATTATTCCAAAAACTGTAACGCATAGTCCTACCCCAAAGCCCATTAACAGTTTGCGCTTTAGGTTTTTCAATTTGGGGGCTAACTCCTATGTTTAATTATATGGTTAATTATATCATTTTTTATTTAATTAAACAACAAAAGTGTAATAAAAAAGAGGGCAGAGATTAATCTGCCCCCTAATTTATTAAGAAATTATCGTCTTGCGAGAATTAATTTCTGTAGTGCTGTAATTTGCTTGTTAATTGCTGCAATAAGTGCAACGATTGACTTCAAGATTTCAGCATTAGAAACTTCTGCTGTACTTGGAGCAACCTTATAAGAAACTACTTTAGCAGAATCTGTTGAAGCATATGCAGGTAGATCAACTACTGCATTGAATGCTCCAGTGTTATTGCCAACGGTAAACTGATAAGTTTTTGATCCGTTTGCAAATGTATCTGTTGAAGTTGCTGTTCCAACTAGTGTCATTCCACCAGCAGAAATTGCTACTCCAGTTCCAAGTGTTGCTGCATCATGTACCTTAGCACCTGAAATATCAGTTGCAGATACAGTTAACTTTGCAATTTCGCCTGGAAGGTATGATTCCTTGTCAAACTTTGCTGTGTATTTATTAACGCTTTGTCCACAACGTGCATCAAACTCGTTTGAGTAGATTACTGTTAGATCTGCAAGTGTATGCTGAATGCGTACCTTTGCTGATCCTGATGTAGCAGCACATGTCCAACCACCAGTTTGTACTGCTGTAGCAGATGATGCTCCAGCAACAGAAACAGCAGTTACCTGTGCGTTATATTTTGTAGTATCAGCAGTTGGAGTAACTCCAGCCAATTGATTACCAGCAGCATCCTTGACTACAAAGTCATAGGTTCCTGTACGTGCTCCACCAGCCTGTGCAATGTCTTCACCAGAAACTACAATAGATGCAGCCTGTCCAGTAAATGTAATTGACTTAGTTGTTAGAACTGTTCCATTAAATGAAACTGTAATTGTTGTTGCTACTGGCTTGTCTGCATTAGCAGTACCCTGCTTTACGTGGAGAACTCCACCAACACCAGTCTTAGCAGCAAATGAAACCTGAGTGCTTGGAGCACCGTCCCATGCAACAATTGCTCCACCTGTAGCAGATGCCTGTAAAACACCATTTGTTGACAGAGTAGAATCATATGCGTCTTTTGCAAGTACGTTTACGTATCCTGTTCCATCATTAACAACTGTTGTTGATCCAGCAACATCTGCGCTAGAAGCAAGAGTTCCTGCTGTTGAAGTATCTTGAACACGTCCAAAACTGTTTGCTACAGAAAGAATGTTTGTCTTTGCAACAGTTCCAGCATAAATTGTCTTGATATCAATTGTAGAAATGGTTGATCCAACCTTTTTCTTCTGAGTTACTGTAACTGTGCCTGAGCCGTTAACAGTTAGTTTAACATTTGTTGGCAATACAACTGCTGTTGAAGTGTCAGCCGTAAATGTAAATAGTTTACCTAAGTTGGTAAGTGTTACCCCTGTAGGGTTTGATCCTGCTGCTGTGTAATCAGTAAATGTTGCAGGACCAGAAATCTCTAATGAGAGATTGTCTGCTGCTGTAGCAGCCAAAGACTCGCTAGTTGTTAAAACAACAATTGCATTAACTCCAGCCTCTGCCTTTGTTGTATCTGCCAATACTGTTACCCCACGAGCACCTGCAGATAGCGAACCAGATAGTACATACCCGTTCGTTACCGATGCTTGAGCCTGTGGAATTGCAACAAAGAATGTGCTTGCTACTGCTGCAGCCGTAACAAGTGCGATCTTTTTAAATGAATTCATTTTTCTCCTTGTTTAGTTTGTTATATTATGTTCAATCTATCAAGAAAATCCCTAACATCTTCAGGCATTTCCTTGTTATCCAATTCTACCATAGCCCTCTGCTTCTCTGCAAGTCGTGTAGAGGAAGACCAGGTATGGATATCAATCTCAAGATTAGTATCCTTCGGTGTATGAGAAATAGCACCAAAAACAGCACCACATACGGCATCTGCTAAATCTTTAGATTTTTTTCTAGGGTGATCAACACGATTACCCTTCATTATTTTTAACTCTGACATTTCTTCTAATAATAATGGAATCATAGGAATTGCAACACGCTCTTCATAAATCATCATTGCAAGATCTTCGTAATGTTTTTTAGCAACAGAAACAGTATCAGTTCTTATTCCTACTGCTTTTAATTCATTTTGGATATCAAATGATTGCCAACGGTCAAAAGACACAATGCCAATATTAAAACCTTGTCTGCGTAGATTAATAATCCATTGCTTTACCTCAGATAGGTTTACTGGGCCTTCTGATTTTGGTTCCCACCATGCAACTGCATCTACTATTACGATTGGGGCTACTTGTTCATAATCTTTAATTACCTGAATATTTACCCATTTATCTACGTGGGCAATTGCTACCGCACACTTATCGTGTTTTTGTGCAAGGTCAGCGTGTATGTAATAAACTTTGTCTGGATCTGGTTTAAAGTTTTCTGAGAATCTTCTGAAACTATCAACAGGGTTTGCTAGTGTCATACATTTTATTAACTTATCCTTTTGTTTAAAAAATGCATCTGATGAATAAGTTGGAGTACATAAAAATCTCATCATTGCATCACCAAGGTCAGTTAAAAATGCAATTTTAAAATCATCAATTTTACGTGTTGGGTTTACTTCCCACGTTGGACGTTTAAGTGCTAAGACTTTTGGAATTTTATAAGAAAGAATATGATCTTCTTCCCATGTAATTTCAAATTCATTGTCTGGTCCTTCTGGTAACTCTTCATTAATAATAAACTTAT